TATTGAGCCAATTCTCAGCGGGCACACCGAGCAGTTTGTTCTGCGGTGTGCAGTTGGGAGCTTTTGTTGTGTTTATGATGGACGGTGAAGCAGATGAACTGTCGATATTGAAAGTGAAAGTTGAATTTGTTGTGATATCGAAAACGCAGTTTGAAAAAATGAATGAGGAAGATATACCAAAAGCTGCTTGGTCAATTTCATAATAAGAACCCCTGCCGAGGTTGGAAGCTGATGAGGCGCTACTATAAAAAAGATAAGTGTTTGATTCAGATTTCAGTTTGACATAACAATTATTGATTTCTGCATCCTTCATATATGCTTGGTCTATACTAATAAATTTTGCGGAATTTTTAAATAACAAATTCACACTACAGTCTTTCATTAGATACCGAGAATAATATCCGTCAAAAAAACTTCCAGATAATATCACACCGGAGATATTGCAATTTTCAAAACAGTACGAACTGTCATTACTATTACCATTAGCAACAAATCCAGATGAACTATAAGGCATTGCGTAGATATTTTGTAGATTCAGATTTTTTATAACGCCAGAACTGTATACAGAAATTACATCATTAGTATTATTAGTATACATCGCATACCAATTTGAAATAGTTTTATTATCGCCATCAATTATGGATTTTACAACCAAAGGCGGCATATCCCCGTCAGGATATTCGTCAGTGATATTGATATCATTGCCAACCTTTACATAAACTCCCGATTCTGCGGCTTTCTCAACAAGCTCCGCATAGGTTGTGATGATATATGGGTCAGCCTGTGTGCCTGTGCCTGTTATGCTCATGATATTACCTCCGTTCCTTCGGGGAGTTTGACGGCTTCAATGTCAGTGCCGTTGAAAGCAGTGATCTCAATGACACGCACCTGAACTCCGCCAAGAGTTGGCGGAACTTCAGGGCGCTTCTTAGTGCCGATGTAGTAGATTATCGTGTCCCCGTTATAAATATAGTCAGATTCGTCTGTCGGGTCGAAATGCTCCTCCATCTTCTCTGTGAAGAATACACGGCATCTGACCTGCGGAGCGAAACTGAAGATCAATTTCGGCATCACCGCACCTCCAATCAGTAAGAAGCGGAAGCTCTGACATAAAGATGGCCATAGAGCTTTTTGTGCTTCATATCATCAGGGGTATGCAGTGAGAAATACAGCGAATATGAGCCTTCCGCAAGCCCTGCCGTATCACTGCTTGAAAGCTGTGCGGAGAATATGTTGTTGTAGAATTCACATTCCTTTGTGATGACAGCCGATGTGGGGTCTGTGTCCCTGACCAGCACCATGTACATCACACATTCGTTCAGCTCATATTCTGTTTCAGCTTCGATATTGAACACAGGCGAAGCATCCCCTGAGAGACATTCCATGTCAGGGAGCTTATCGTAAAATCTCATCATTATGAACCACCTCCGAAAACTTCATCCCATAATCGGTCTATCAGCGTCTGAACATTGTAATAACCGCCGTTTTTCTTGTAAAGGAGCTGTTCGGCGTAAACATTTCCGTCGGCATTTATATTGCCTGAGGATGAGACTGTACCGCCACGAACCGTTCCGCCTGCATAGACCGAGCCGCTTGTGTCGATCTGACCGTTGGCGGCGGAAACCGAAAATGTTGTGTTATTCCCGTTTCGGGCTGACATACCCATGCCGCCGATCTGTATCATTCGTGCCTGTTCGCCGTTCGGAACAGCTTCCAGCACCACAGCCGCAGGGGAAATGGTACTCCGCTGGGTAATGGTCTGACTGCTGCATCTGAGCTGTATCACATCGGCACTGCTTTCGCCTGTCTGGATATTAACAGAACCGCCTGTGATGTTGATAGATGCGGCATCAACATTTCCGTCCGTATCGACATGGAAGGTATCATTTCCGTTGACTATCTCAAGACCACGGAGAACTCCTGCGGTGATGAAATCGGCGACAAATCCGCCGTCGAGAGTTGCGGCAGTTGTGTATGTGCCGTTGTAGCCTGTTTTGCTGTATCCCCATCCGTTCACGTTGAACCGCCAAACATGAGTTGCTGTCTCCTTGTCGGGAGTATCCATTATCAGTATCTCATTGGTGTTGACAACAACATAGCCGTTGATACCTGCATTGATGAGCGCAGTTGCGGTCGCCTTTGCCGATGCGAGGATGTCAAGTTTCTGTTCGGGGAGTTCGTACTCTATGAGCTGTGCCGTTCTTGTTGCAATGTCAGTGATGCTCTCGGCTTTGTCACCGATCTCGACTTCGGGCTGATAGGGCTTGAAGATATCCACGGAAACTTTCATGAGCCGCAGATCTTCATCAAGTCCGAGAACGCTGTGTCTGAAACGATATGTATTACCTACCTTTATGCCGTCCGCACTGCTGTCGATGAGCGAAAGGTCAAGCACCTGAGCGGCATAGGCTTTGCGTACACGGTTATTGTTTTCGAGGCTTTCCCTGCCACGCTGTATCAGGTTTTCGGGGAGAGTGATATCGTCGAATATCTGAGTGCCCATGATAACTCCGTATTTCTCAACAGCGGCGGTATCGTCGATATAAACGCATCCGCCGTTCACATCTGCGATGGTCAGACGCTCGGCAGAATCATCGCTTAGCTGAGCGCCCAGAGGAACGAGCCTTGTGACGATGTTGGATGAATCGGAGGAGACTTCCAGCGAGCGGATATTTTTAGCAAGTTCTATGACCGTACCGCATTTATTGCCGTACTGTTTCAGAAAGTCCAGCACAAGCCTGCCGTCAGCCTTGCGGATACGGACTTCTCCGCCTATGCGCTGTATCAGATTGACTTTTATTTCTTCAAGCGTATTCCTGTAAGCGGTGGTCTTGCTGTTGGTATTATCGCCCGAAAAATCGCATGAGCCGAGATATATGTGCTTTTCTTCGGGAGTAACTGAATTGTGGTATTCCAGTAATGCGGTCAGGAACTCCGTGACCGTCTTGCTTTCGTAGTGGCGATATGGCTGGATGCTGTCGCAGAGATAGCCGAGATAGCCCTCGCAGATGCAGGATTTGCAGACTTTTCCGCCTGCGGTCATTTCTTCCTCCGACATGATGAGAGGCCCTTCAAAATCAGTCTCATTGGTTATGTTGTTAAGCACCGACACGATAGTTTTGCGGTCATGGAGGGAAGAATAGCTTGGATGAAAAGGGAGCATGGAGAAATCGAAAGACGGTATGCAGTTGACCTCGTCAGCCCACTTTCCCGACCTGAGACGGCGCAGGCTTTCGGGTGCGTTTTCGTGTATTATTTCGGATGTGCCGCCGTTGTTGACAGTGATAGTATACATCAGTATACACCTCCTTCATCGCCGAAGTTTTCGTTCATAAATTCCGCCCATGCCTCGTAAATGTTCAGCCCTGCATAAGCGCCCGTTGACGCTTTTGCGTAGAATGTAGAAACCAGTGTGGCATCCCTTGCATCAATAACACCGTTGCGGTCGGCATCGGCGGCATCTGCCTGTTCGGGAGTCAGCTCGATACTGCCGGAATATGCGTTCAGTATCATTGTCGAATCCCTGTTATCGACTACACCGTTTTCGTCAACGTCGGGAATGACCACATTGCCTGCATTGTACTTCTTTTTGCTGTTTTTCGGGAGCATGGCAGGGGATGCCATGAACACTGCTGTCAGCTTGTAAATGCCGTGATCGTCGGTGTATGTCACAGTCGGCTCACGGACTTCAAAGTAATAATTGGGGAGCATATCATCATAGAGTTTTTTCCGCCCTTTCCAGTGCAGGCTGTTGATGATGCGGACGAGACTGTCCTCAGCCCGTCGGTCATGGCGCTGTATCATGTCGAACTGATACGTGAGCTGACGTTCACCGTAGCCTGAATTGCCGAACAGCTCATCGAAATCATATGTGATGCTGCTGTATGGCACACGTTCAAGGTGTTCATCCTTTGGCGGAGAGCCGACAGAACGTTTCAGCATACGCAGACCGAAACTGTAATAGCTGTGACAGCCGTTCACGAAAATGCCCTTTATCATGTAGTAACACCTCTCTTTTTCAGTCTGACCGTAATGCCCTGCTGTTTGTCGGTCTCATTGATAATAATGCGCTGAACGCCCTCTGCGACTATCTCCTCGCCGACAGTGAACTGAGCATTCAGCACGATCTCCTGAGAGCTTTCGGGAGCGTTTCGGTTTTCGGGAGTATTGTTATATGTGAAGCTGTTGTTGATGACCTCAGAGGAAGCGGCAGGCTGTGCAAATGAAGCGCTGATGTCGATATTCCGATCTCTCAGAGCATCTAAAGCAGAATCGTCTGTTTTCGGAATGCTGTGGATCTCGTTTTCAATGGTGATATCGGGTTCTTCGGCTTTTATTTTCAGTTCGGGAACATCTATCTCAGGAGTTTCAAGTCTGATCTCAGGCGCTTCGATCTCAGGAAGGGAGAACTGCGGTGTTTCGGGTTCGGGAATGTCGGGGCTTTCGATGCTGAGTTCGGGGATGTCGATTGCAGGGATATTCAGTTCGGGCGCATCGATTTCGGGAGCTGATACAACAAGCTCAGGAACGCTTATCTCAGGCGCTTCAAGCTGTATTGCAGGGAAATCAATGCTCAGATCAGGGAGACTGATATTGTCGCCGACATTTATGTCGGGAACATCGATTTTCAGCTCAGGCGCTTCAATAACGGGAACGTCGATTTTCAGTTCGGGAACTTCAAGTTCGGGAGCAGTCAGCTTTATATCCTCAAATGCGCTTACAGCTTCATCTGCGATATCGGGTATCTCCTCCGTGAAGCCTACGCCAACACCCTGAGCGATATATTTACCGACCTGATCTCTCATGACCTTAGACGGTGAAGCGATGCCGAAAGCAGATTTGAAGCCGTTAATAATGCCCTGACCGAAGTCGGATATCCTGTCTCTCAGCCATGAGCCTGCGCCAGTGATGCCGTTCCAGAGTCCCTGCACAAGATTTCTGCCTGCATCCGCCATTTTCTGCGGAAGTGATGTGATACCGTTCACAACAGCGCTCACGAGGTCTTTAGCGGCATTTCTGCCCTTGTCTGCTAAATTTCTTGCCCAGTCCGTGACCCTGTTCAGCGCTTTGTCAAGGAATTCTCTTATCCTGTCGGGGAGCTGAGAGAAGAAGGCTTTCACATTTTCGAGGAAACGGCTTGCCGCATCTTTAGCCTTGTCAGGGGCTTCAACGCACCATTTTGCTATGGTTCCGAGAGCCTTGCCAAGCATTTCACCAATCATTCCCGGCAGCTCATTGAGGAAATCCATAATACCGCTGACAATATCATCAGCGCCCTGTTTTGCGGTTGTAAGCGTATCGGCAAACCATCCGGCAATGACAGCAATACCATCACCGAGAATATTTCCGATGCCCTCGGATACGACAGAATAAAGCTGAGAAATTCCGTACGCTACTTCCGCTATTATCTGAGGGATAGCCTTTACTATCTCCA